CTCCATGATTTACACCGTGATGGTCAGGGTGATGGTGATTTGCCAGGTGCTGCCCGAGGTTTTTGTGCCCATCGCTGCGGTGTTGCGCAGCAGCATGGTCCCCGCAGTAGATGCGTTGAACACAGCGTATTCGGCCCAGGTGTAGTTGGCATCGGCGGAGGCGAACGTGCTGCGGAACGTGATGACGTTGGTCGCCAGCGTGGGGTACGTGGCGTCCATCGGTTTGCGGGTTTTATTGGTCGCAGCCTGCAAATCGGTCTGGGCCACCGCGAACGCGGTGGCCGAGTCGCCGATGCCGATGTAGGCATTGGCGTTGTTGTAGGCGGTGATGGCGTTCCCCACCAGCGCGTTGCAGATCAAATCCCGAGCAGCGTTAACTAGCGGCATGTTCATCCTCCGTCGTATATCCCAGAGCGCGCACCTGGCCCAGGGTTAGAGTTTGCTCCTCCTCGAGGGTGATAGTCTCGAGGTGGAGTCCGTTTTCGTCGAACTTTTCGACCGTCGTCTGGATTTTTACGGTTACGGGAGTGCTGTCGTCCATACGTCCTCCATCAGTTGAACAGCTGCACGTACATCTGTGCAGTAGTGGCTCCTACGCCACCGGGGACGGAGATGCCAAATCGAGCGCGTGCTCCCAGCGTTATGGTGGCTTCTACCTCAGCCCACACCCCCACCCCCGTAGTAATGGTCGAGCCAAACAATGGCGTGCCCCAGCCCAGTTGCTCCTGCCCTGGGGTCTGACGCTGCACGTAGGGCTGCCAGGGCTGGTCGGCTCGAGCGATGAGCACCACCCGCCGCACCCAGTACAGGCCCTCTCGAAACGTGGTCTCGTATTTGGCCTGCCCCGCTCCAACGGCTCCTAAATCAATCAGGCCCGTAGTGTCGTAGAGCAGTGCCGCCGGCGCTTCGCGAATCATGATTCTCCTCCTAGGCTACGGCGGGCAGGCTGCTGGGAATCTCCTGCCGCACCGCCGAGTCGGTGTAGGCCCATTTGATGAGCGAGTCGAGGGTGTGATCGAGCACCCACTCGACTGCCGCATCAATCAGCCCGTCAGCGGCTTTGAGGGCCAGGTCCACAAATCCGCCCCACTGGAGGACAGCCCCAGCGAGCGAGTGCGCTCCACCCTGGATGGCCGCCTTGATTTGCGCTTTCACCCAGTCGTGCTTCTCCGGCCCGGTCGCACCGGGAATCTGGTCGAGCACGCAGCGCACCAGGAATTTGGCCGCGTTCTCCGCGATGGCGGCGATGTCGGGGGCCTGGAAACCGTCGTTCAGGGGGGCGATGATCTCGTGAAACTCCGTGTCGAACTCGCGCATACCATACCTCATCTCTTGTAGAGGATTGAAACTAGGGGCTAGAGTCGGGGGCCGACATTATCAGATGCGAAAGCATCACCTCCTACGCAAGGGAGACCGTGCCGAGGGCGTAGCTGCCCTCGGCGAGGCGGTTTTGCAGGGCGAACCTGAGGGGTTTACGGACCCCCGCCGCGTCCACCGCCCGTAGCCGCAGCTCGTAGCTTCCTGCCGGGGCGCTAAGGGTGTCGGTGACGGTCTGGGTTTGCCCCGGCATCAGCGAGCGCAGGTTGACCCCGGAGCGGGTCACGTACTCCTGCCCGTTGCTGCTTCGCAGCACCAGCTCCACCCGGTAGTCCCGGTAGAGCGGGGTCACACCGCTGTTCTGCCATTTGAGGCTCAGCTGGTTGTTCGCGAAGCCCATCTCCAGGGCGGTCAGGCGGTAGCCCGAACGCCGGACGGCCTCGAGCCACTGCGCCCGCTGGGTGGAATCCCAGGTGGCGTAGACGTGCCCGTGGTTTTGGTCTTTGAGGGTCGCCAGGCGCAGCGTGGTGACCTGCGACACGGCTTTGCTCCAATCTTGGGCACCGGGAAAGTTGCCGAAGCTCTCCACTACGAAAGGGGCATAGCGCCAGCGCAGACGGGCTGCGTCGTCGTAGTTGTTCCAGTCAAACCAGTTGAAGCCGTAGGGCCCGGGACCGTCTCCATTGGAAAAGCTATCCCGCCGCAGGCCCAGCCGTTGGGGGGTCCTGGCGGTTTGCGCCAGGGCGTAGTTGACCGTCACCGGGTCGTCGGTCATCGCCAACAACAGCACTGAGGGGGGGAAGGTCTCGAGGTAGTCGTTCACCCAGCGCTGCCGGGTGGCCGCACTGGGGTAGGGCTGGTAGGGAGCTGGAGCCCCGTAAGCGTGCCCCTCGCCGTACCAGCCCCAGGTGCGCATGTCTACCCACTCCAAGCCTTTAGCTAGGTCAGGCCGAGAGGTGAGCCAGTTTCCTAGAGCCCGGATGAAGCGGCTGATGGTGTCGGCATAGATGGGGTTATCCCAGAAATTGTTAGCCGGGATGCGGCTTTGGATACAGGCCGGGAAGCTGGTGGCGTCCTCGGTGTTGTTGATGTCGAGGCCGAAGGCATAGGTACGGCCTCGGCTCATCGCCGAGCGGATGTTGGACTCCAACAGCGAGAAGTCGTAGACCCCGGTACACCGCTCAAACTGCGCCCAGCTGGGGCGGTCGTAGTCGGTGTAGTAGTCGTAGTTGGGAATCTGGTAGGGGTCGCGGCTGCCGTCCAGATGGTCGGCGCTATGCACGCCCCGCAGCGGCCCCGGCACGTCCTCGGAGGCGGAAAGTTGTGGCAGGGCTACCATCGCGGTTTGCACGCTGGGCTGAGGGGCTGGAGCGGGAGCGGGAGCCGGTGCGGGTGCTGGTGCGGGTGCTGGTGCAGCTGGGCCGACTACCTGGGGGGGAGTCACGGTGGTGTCCACCCGCGTGGTCTGTCCGCTGGCAACCGTGAGGCTCACGCTATTTCCAGGGCTGTACTCGAGGGTGTACGGGCCGGGCTCCAGCCCTGAGATGAGCCGCTCTCCGCTGGTGGTGAAGCTCCACGATGCAGGAGGGTTGGGCGTGAGGGAGGTGTACTGCCCGGCCCGCCGCCGATGTTGAATGGCTCCGGTCTGCGTAGCGGTGGCGGTCTGTAGGGCGGTTTGGAGCTGCGCCAGCCGGGCCTCGAGGGCTTTCACGGTTGCCTGCAAAGTGTCCACGCGGGCCTGGGCGTCCTGGGCAGTTTTCTGAGCGAGCACGAGGTCGGCCTTGGCCTGCGCCAGGTCGAGGGAAACTGTGTTGATCTGCGCTTGAATTTGCTCTGGGGTCATACATCCTCCTAACTGGGACTAACTGGGAAACGGCGGCCAGCGAACCGGGAGCCCTGCCCGAGCCGCCTCGATGCTCTGGGGAGCCTGAAAGTGGGCTGGGTCGGGGAAATCAGTCCAATCGGCTCCACACTCGAGGCCGAAAAACTTGGCAATCCCCACCAGGCGCCGATTTTGCAACTCAGGCAGTTTTCTCAAATAGCCCAGCGGGACTCCCGCCACGACCCGCTCGAACCAGCCGATGTCAGCCGCTTTGCGCCAGTTGTGCATGCTCCAGCCTGCCCCGGCTCGGCTGGCTCCGATGCTCTGGTAATAGTCCTGGCGCACGCCGTCGCGATAGGTGGCGATGATCGCTGGGCGTGGGCCGTCGGGGAAGCGGCGGTTGTACTCCGCCAGCACCGCCAGAATACGGCGGCGAAACTCGGGCTCGAGGTCGTTGGGGTTTCTGGATTCGTATCCGGGCATGTGCCTCCTGGGGACCAAGAAAAACCGCCCCGAAGGGCGGCTAGGGGCATTTAGGCTTCAGAACTGGATGCGGAAGGCCCTGCCGTCAGAGCTGTTGGGCGCACCACTCGATGCCTTCGCGGATCGCGTCGGCACGGGCCTGGGGGTCGTCCTGGCCGAGCAGGCTGATGTGGCACTTGCCGTTCCTCAGGCTGTAGGCAGCGACGTACCCGCTGATGATGTGCGGGTTGGGACGCTCGGTGACGAACACTGGGAACGGAGCGAGGGAGCCGGAGCAGGCTGCGACCAACAGGAAGGTGAGTATCAAAAGTTTCATTTTCTAGCTCACCGCCCCGCAGCTCCTGTAGCGGAGCGTCACTGACGCTCCGGCGGTCTCGCGCAGTCGCACCAACGTCTGGAATCCGCCCACCAGAAGCAGGCTCGTGCCGACGGTGGCAAAATTGCGCCAAGCCCCATCCATGTACACCTCAGCTACCGCGTTGCCCGTGCCGGACTTTTTATAGACGTAATGCCAACCGGTGTTCAGGTTGGATGTCGCGAAAGCGCCAATAATCAAGTCCGAGTCATCCCCCGCGTTCCGTAGATAGTTGCGTAGATACAAATAATCGGTATCCCCCCAAAACCCGTATGTGCCCTCCGGGATGGTGAACGAGCCCCAGGCCAGCCCGCCGATGTTCCCCACCGCCGTGCGGAGGGTGCTCGAGCTGTCATAGACCCGCAAACCCCGGTTGTCTATGGCGCTCTTGTTGACCCCCCCACCGAACGTACCCTGGATGGCGCTGAGATCGAGGGCCTGGATTTTGTTGGCGGTGATGGTCCCATCCACGATCAGCTCGCCGTTGCTGGCCCGGCGCAGCACCGGGTTGCAGTAGCGCCAAGCTTTGCTGGTTTCGACCCCGGCGGTTTTGGCAATCTGAGTCCAGAATGCCATTCGGGCTGCGTTGGGGGGGGCCTGGACAATGCCGCCGATGTCAGTCCAAACGCTGGTCGCCGCCCCGACGGATGCTGCGCTTATCCAAGTGATTACGTTGCCTGCGTTGTTGTAAAACATCACCCCCACCGTGAAACCGTAGCTGCTGGCCCCCGCGTTGACGCAGCGACAACCGGCGTAGTAGTATTTCCCGGCCTCGCAGGGGATGGCATCGGCGTACGCAAATCGAAAATAGGCATCGCGGTCGGGCTGCTCCGCCGCGTAGTTGTAGCCCGAGCCCGCATCCACGACCAGATTGATCCCGGTCCACCCCGCGGCGCTGGTGCCATCGGCCAGGGTGTTGGAGATGATGTTGCTCCAGTCGGCGATGGCTAATTTATCAATGGTGGCGGCCTTGGCGGCCAGCTCGGTAGTGCTCACCGCCCCCGCCGCGATCTTGCCCGCCGTGACCGCCCCGGCCAGGATTTTGCTGGCGGTGACGGCGTTGTTGGCCAGGTCGTTGGTGTTGATGGCCGGGCTCCAACCGGATGTGCCCGTGCCCGCCGGATTGGTCAGCCGATACATGGTCTCTGCCCCGCCCGAGACCAGCATGAACAGATCGCCCTCAACATAGCCGGTGTAGGGGTTGGCGGGCAGGCTCGAGCCGATGCCCACGGGGCGGATGTTGCTGGCGAATTTCGCGACGTCCACCGCCCCCGCTGCGATGTAGCTTCCGCCGACCAGCACGCCGTTAGAGTTGGCTGTGGTCCACCCTGAAACCTGATTGAATGCGTCGACGAACCGGGCACGCACATAGGTCGGCCCTGAGCCCGCCTCGAGGCCGATGCGCACCCCCTGCCAATCCGGGCCTGCCGCCGCCGCTGTGGGGCTACTGAATCCCGAGTTGTCGTCGGCCTGCCACTCTGTGCGGAGGTAGTCGGCAAACGTCGGCTCCGGGACGCTGGCGAGAAAGTAGAGCGGCTGTCCGGTCAGGGTCACGCTGGCCGGAGCCGAGGGAGGGGCATTGGTGGCGCTGGTAGTGGCAGCGGGACCGAGGTTGCCGACAGCGTTTCTCGAGCGCACCTCGAAATTCAAACTGGCCCGTGGCCCGCCGTCTTTGAGGTTGTTCTCCCAGGTGTAAACGTAGCGCGTGTCAGGGACAACCTCGGTTCGGAGCACGGTGGCACCGCTGAGCACGGTGACCTGATAGCTGAGCCGGAGAGGCGTCTCAGGGGCGTTCCAGGTGAGGATTGCGTCTTTGCCGGTAAACGTAGCGGTCAACGCGGTGGGGGTGTCGGGGAGGGTTCCGTTGGCCGGAGGAGTTACGGGGTCGGTTTTCTCGTGCCAGCGGTAGAACGCTGCTACGGGAGTGCCCCGCAAACGGAACGTCGTGAGGGCCTCATAGCTGTCGAGATCGCTGCGGATGCGATGCTCGAGCGTGGCGACCGCCAAATCCTGGTTGCTCGAGAACCGCACTCCGTCGGCAGAGAAGCGGTAGTAATCGCCCAGCTCGGCCCAGGGAAACAAATCCACCGACTGCTGCAACTCGGCCTTGGGCTCCCTGAGGTCCGCAAGACAGGCGTTCGCCAGGGCCTGGGCTTCCGTCAGTGTGTCAATCGGGCTGTTGTTGTCGTCCTGGGCGAGTCGCATGAATCTCCGCCCGTATTTGCTGATGCTGGCGGCGTCCGTGCTGGTCGTGCTGGTGCGCCCAGACCCCTTGCCATAGACGACCTGAATCGCGTTACGCACGCTATCGCGGTCTACGATCAGCGAGCCACCCTCGTGGTACACGTCGGTGGCGAACGTATAGTCGGGAGTCGAGATCGAGCGGCGAGGGGCGTACAGGGTTAGCCGCCACTGAGCGGTCGCGGAGTCCCAGCGATAGCGCACCGACCATCCGATCAGGTCAGCGAGCTGCTGGAGCGCTTCCCACACGGTCCTCGCATCTTCGATTTTGTAGGTGTTGATGAGATACGCAGGACTCGTCGGGGCGTAGAGCGCTACCCCACCGCCCCAGTCGGTGAGGATGGACTGCATCACCGACTCCATGGGAATGCCCACTGTGCTGCCGTAGGTGCTGGGATTCTCGATTCGAGCGTCCATCAGCGCTCCGGCCAGGTCTCGGCCCTCGATTTTCAGCGTGGCGTCGTCGGGGTAGGAGTAGCGGTCAATGGCCCCCTCGAACACGTTGAGCCAGTTGAGCACGCTGCCGCCCACGCTGGCGTAGCCCACCTCGAGCTTGACCCCTCGCCCCACATCCAGGTTGGTGGCACCCATCAGCGGAGAGAGCGACGCTGTAGGCGCATCCCGCAGCGCCAGCGTCGCCGACAGGGTAGCCGTGGGCTGGTCCACATCGTCGCTGACGATGGCCTCTACGGCCCAACTCTCGTAGTTCTGATAGGTTCCGGCCGAGTCCTTGATCCACACTCTAGCCTGGATGTCATAGGCTCCGCTGGCGAGCAGCGTGGCGTCTCCGGCTGCGATAGTCCGCATCTATTGCTCCCTCAGCGTGATGTAGAGCCGCCAGCGCGTGGCGAGCGGGTTAGCGGGCTCCTCCCGCTGCACCTCCCCCCACACCGTGGTGGACGTGCCGATGTAATCCCCTGAGGCTCCGACGAACTGGCGCATCAGGGCCTTGTAGCTGGTGCGGGTAGCGAGGTCTACCGGGACGGTGACGAACGTCCACTGCCCCTTCCGGGCACGGGTCGCAACGCGTAGACGGCCGTTGAACGCTCGGCGCTGCTGGGTCAGCAGGTCGTACTGATACTGCGTCGAGCGCTCGATGTCGACCTGGATGTCAGTGGTAGCGAGGGTGAGAAACGCCATGCAGCACCTCTATCGCGTCAGTCGGCCCGGAGAGCCCATGGGTGAGCCCGTCCGCACGTAGTTGCGTCGGGCGTAGTAGTCGTCCAGCCGTTGCGCCAGCTTGTCCGGGTCGTTGGTGTAGATGTTCATCGTCACGCTGCCGCTGCCAAAATTTTGCCAGTTCGGTGGGAGCTGACTAACGTTGCCGGGCAGCGTGGCGTCGTACACCGCATAGGCGACCTTGAACCCGCTGGGCACTCCCGCCGACGTGCTGGTGAGGTTGTCCAGCGCCGCCGAGGTGTTGAGGGCGGAGTCCCCCAGACGACCGAGCGCGTCCCGGATTTTGCTCTCGTCGATGTAGAGCTTGACGAAACCGAAGGTAATTTTGTCGATCAGCCAGGCCAGCGCATTCCAGACTTTCGCGACGATCAGGGCCACTATTCCAAACGCGTACGCCACAATTTTGAGGATTGGGTGCAGCACCTGGAACACCGGCAGCACCAGCGTCGCTAGAATCTCGCCGAGGATTTTGAACGGCTCTTTGATGCTTTCGATCACCGGGGCCAGGGCACTCATGAACCCGTCCACCACGGCCATCACTGGGTTGATCTGCTGAAGGATGCTGGCGAAGATCGAGAGTGGCCCGGTGACGGCTCCGAAAATCGACTGAAACCCATCGGCGATCTGACTCAGACCGCTGGCAGCAGCGGGGGGTTGCGGAACCGGTGGGGCCGAGACCGGCTCCACGCCGTTGAATCCGCCCGACATGAACGGCAGGTTGTCGGGTGTCTGCAACACCACCTCGTCCGCCTGAATCACCGAGGGTCCCGCAGCGTTGCCGGGAGACTCGTTCAGCAAGGGGGTGAACCCCACCCGCATGTTGTCATTCGGCTCAGGGGGCAACAGAAACGGCGGTGTGCTCGGCTCGAGCGGCGTGAGGCCCGCTTGTCCCGGTACGGGGCGTTCGGGAGTGCCGATGGTGTAGTCGGAGATGCCCGAGGTGTTCTGACCGAGTTTATCCGTAGTGCCGGGGCCACTGCTGTTGACTCCCCGAAGCTCCTCGGCCGCCCTGCGCTCCTGCAACGCCCTGGCCCACGCCTCCGCAGCGGCTTTAGCTGCGGCCTCAGCGGCTTTCTGGGCCTCGGCCTGTTTTTCTTTGAACGCGTTGGCCCAGCTTTGCGCTTTCTGGGTCATGCTGTCGTGGGCGAAATACCAGTCGTTGGCGACCGCCTCCGCTGCCGCTTTAGCCGCATCCGCCGTAGCCTGAGCAGCCTCCTGTTGTTTCTCGGCCCAGGCCCTGGCCCAGGACTGGGCCTTAGCGCTCAGCGCGTCCTGCGCCCGGCTAAAATCGTTCTGCACGGCCTCAGCGATGCGTTTGCTGGCGGCGACCGCAGCATCTTGAGCCCGTTTGAGCTCCGCCTTGGCGATCTCAACTGCTTTCTGGGCGGCCTCTCCGCCCGATTTGAAGAACCGCTGTAGCGCGTCGTCGGCAGCCAGGAACTGCCCGGCCTGCTGCAATCGCTCGACTGTGGCAACCAACGCACGAGCGGCGGGCAGTAATCGCTCAACTGCGGCAGCCGTCCAGCCCTTGGCGGCGCTGCCTCCGGCTGTCGAAACAGCCCCCCCACCGGGGAGATTGCCCAGACTGCCCAATTTGGTGAACGAGCTGGTCACCTGATTGACGCTGCCGCTCACGTCGCTGGCGAATTTTTTGAACTCAGGGGCAGCCTGATTGTTGAGCGAGCTGGTGATTTTGGCCAGTCCGCTGCTGATGAGCGGCTGAGCAGTGCTGAACGCGTTGACCAGCGCGCCCGTGCCAGCCTGAGTCGCCCGGTCGAATATCCCCATCGCGGCCTGCCAGGACTGATAGGCCCCGAGGAAATCCATGTGCTGGAATTTGGTGATGGACTCTGCCGCCGACCGGAAATAGTCGCTGAAGTTGCTGGCGACCGAGCGGAAAAACGAGCTGATGTACGAGGCGACTCCCCCCACCACCTGCACGAGGCCCTGGAACACGCTCACCAACCCAGAGACGGCCTGCGCCACCAGCGCAAACACCCGCAGCAAATCGCCCCCGCTCACGCCCAGGCCGCGTAGCGCTACAGCGGCGCCCACTCCCGCCGCTGCCAGCGGTGCGATACGCACCAGCAGGGCCGCAGTAGCGGCGGCGGCGTTGAGAATCGCAGGGGCCAGCACCCCCGTGATGGCTCCGGCCAACAGAACGGCGTTGTCGCGAATCCAGGCGAACGCCTGAGCCACGCCCCCGTTTTTGGCCCAGTCCTGGAGCCAGTTCAACACACCTAATGCCTTCGTTACGACGTTGGAGAGATCGAGGTTTTTGACGATCTCCTGCCCGACAACGCGCAGCGTCGTGGTGGCCGAGTCGTGCAGGGTGGAAAACAGCCCGTTCAGCGTGCGGCTCTGGGCGTCCATCGAGCCGTGGAAACGCTCCTCGAGGCCCTGCAAAATCGCCGCGACGCCCTGACTGGCCGAGATGGCCCCATTGCTGGCGGCCTTCATCGTCTCGCCGATGGACATGCCGACTTTTTTCGACAGGATGTCCCAGACCGGGAGGCCGGTCTCGGCGAGCTGCATCATCTCCTCGGCGGTCACTTTGCCCTTGGCCTGCATCTGCCCCAGGGCCAGGGTGACCCGCTGTATTTCGAACTGACCCCCGCCGAGAGCGCTCACCGCGTCGCCGATGCTGGTCATGATCGGCAGGATGTTCTGAGCCTGGAATCCAAACGCCAGCAGTTGCCGGGCCGAGTCCTGCAACCCCTTGAACTCGAACGGCGTGGCATTGGCGAACTGCTGCAAATCCTCGAGGAACTGTTTGGCCCGCTGCCCATTGCCCAGCAGCGTGGTGAAGGCGATCTGGCTCTGCTCAAAATCGGCAGCCGCTTTCACGGCTGCCCCGCCCAGAGCGGCCAGCCCCGCTCCTACCACGCCCAGCCCGGTGATGGCGGCCTGCGATGCGCTGACGAAGCCGCCCCAGGAAGCTTTGGCATGTTCCAGACTGCCGCTCACGCCCTTGATGCCCGCCTCGATGCGAGCGAGGGCGCTGCTGGCATTATCCCGCAACTGGAATATTACGTCGTAGACGTTGTTCATGCGTTTACCTCCTTCCGACCTCGCTCATGCGGCGTAGCTCATCGCGGATGTGCTCCTCTTCGGCAGCCCGGCGGGCCACTGCGAGGTTGAAATCAAACTGTCCGAGCGACCAGTGATAGACCGTCCAGGGGTCGCTGTGATAGCGCTGGGCCAGCGCGTCAAGCGTCGGGGCCAGGGTGTGCAGTCGCAGCAGAAACGCTCGCCGGTTCTCCGGCGGTGCGAAAGGCCATCCCCAAATCACTGAGTGCTAGAATCTCCTCGCTGAGCCGGCGCAGGTTGGGCATGGCCTGCCCCTCTCCAGTCCCGAACGGCTCAAGGTCACGGGGACTCAGCTCGTTCGGTCCTGGTTGGAGCGAGAGCCGGGGCTCGACCACGCCCGCCAGCACGACCGCCAACATAAAATCGTAGCCCTGCATGGTGCGCGTCAGGGGGTCGTCGGCTCCCACAGGAGGCTGGCCCTCGGCTCCGATCGTCCCGGCAATCATCTGGTACACGGCGGGCAGCTCGGATTTGAACTGTAAAAAATCGGAGAGCATCACGGGTTTGATCTGCACCGCGAACGTCTCCCCTCCGCCCAGGTCCAGCTCCACCGTTTTGCGCCGACGCGCCAAAAGTTGCTCCTTCGTTAGCACTGGTCCTCCTAATACGCAGTTCCGGCCTGGCCGTTTTTGAGGGTCGCGGTGAACAGGCTGCCGCCGCTGGAGAGCGCCCGCAATTGGATGCTGACCCGAGCGAGGCCAAGCGCGTCGTTGCTGATGACCAGCGGGTCCGCCGAGAGCACGCAGTTGGCGAAGTCCACCTTGAACTCGCGGTTGGCGTTCAGCAGCCAGTCGAACGACGCCGCTCGAGCGGTCGCCGCCGTGTAATCCGCGTAGCGGGCCGCGTCACGGGCGGAAGAGAAGCGCAACGTGAACTGAGCGGTAGCCTCAGCGGTGCCGTCAATCTCCACCAGCGAGATAGTCTGGCTCCCGAAGCCTTTGAGTGCCTCTTTCCCCATCTTCAGGTTGAGGCTGAAATCCTCCACGTCGGCGCTGAGCGCCACCGCGTTGAGGGTGATGGTCAGGTGGCGTTGGAAAAAGAATTCGGACTCGAGCGTAGGGGCGACATAGGCAGCTCCCCCCACACGGTCCTGGCCCATGCCGGTGACGACCAGTTTTAGAAATCCCTCAGGGCTGTGGGTGAACGCCAGCTCCGAGATTTTGACGCCCTGGGTGCGGAACGTGTCCACCCCGTCGTCGTGCTCAGCCGTAAAACTGGGGACCACCAGTTTCGGGGTGAACGTGTGGACAAAATTCGGGGCCGTGCCGGTGCTGCTCGGGCTGCCCATGAGGGCCGAGAGAGCCGCTCCCAGGAAGTTGGGGGTCACGGTAGCCTCGGCGCTGAAATCAGCCCAGCGGATGCCCGGAACGGTCGCCAGCGGGCCATAGGTGTTGACGTTGGCGACGTCGGCCAAAGGCACGTTCACTGTTAATTTAGCGGGCTTGGTGAGGGCTGCGTAGACCGCCGGGGCAACCGGGGTGCCGTAGGCGGACTCCTTGCCCAGCCCCAGATACGCTCCTAGATTAATCGGCATTGTCCTCCTCCTTCACCGGCAGCGGGGTGGCCTGGCCCTGTAGGGCGAGCCGCTCGGCGATTTCGATTGGGATTTGTCCCTCCGCCTCACCGATTGCGTACTCTCCAGCGGTGAGGCGGCCCAGACCAGGGATTAGAGTGTCGCTGTGTAGCAGCACTCCAGTTGACGTGGATGTGTGTTCCATGGTGCTCCTATAGTCGGCGCTCCAGCGGTAACCGAAGAATCACCTGCCAGAACAGCGTCGAGAGGGTGTCCGCAGCTACCTGCGGAGGCTCGCTCTGAGGATAGGGGGATTGGGCGGGGAACAGCACTGCTCCTGCGTTGGCGAGCGCGTCGGCGTTCTGCAAAATTGCCTTCATCAATGCGTCTCGGGCATCGAGCAACGCGGCGTAGGCCACATCGGGAGTGTCGCCGAGCCGGATGAATAGCCGCAGATTGAGCGTGTCCAGCACCTGATAGCCGCCCAGGACGAATCCTCCATAGGTGGCCGTGGAGAATCCGATATCGAGCTGTCGGTCTGCCGCATCAGGGCCGTAGTACTGCAACACGGTCCAGCCGGGCAGAGCGGGCGTGGCGATCGCGGCGATTTGGGCGAGCAGCGTTTTGGCCGTCATTGATACACCTCCCGCACGCTTGGGGGCAGCCCGCCCCGAACGATGGTGCGCAGCGCATTCTGGACGTGCGCACCGAATCCGCGAATCGCGGTCTCAGCGGCCGGAGCCATGAACGGACGTTTGACGATGCGCACCTGCCGGGCGCGCACCCAGGGGCCTGAGGGTTTATCCGTGTCGCTGGCGAGATAGACGCGAAACACCAGATACTGAGCGCGTACCGGCGTAATCACCGAGCGCCCATCTCGGGTTCTGCCGGTTTCGTGGAGGGCTCCGTAAAACGCAGGACTCGCGATGTAGATGCTCTGCTCTCCAACTCCCCCTGGACGCCACTGACGGTATGGCCCCTTTTTGAGGCTGCGGTAGAGCGTTCCACTGCGAGCCCGCAACCCACTGGCCCCGGAGGCTACATTCTCTCTCGCTCGCATGAGGGCCTCGTCAACCAACAGCCGAAACGCCAAATTGCCCACCGCGACCACGTTGCCCGGAACCGAGAGCAGGGCCTGGGGGTTGATGACCTGGACGTTCATCAGGCCTCGAGTGTGGCGGCAGCTGGCAGAGGCAGCTCTGCCAGCAGTTCGGCCCACTGCTTACCGTCTGCGCTGCCCAGACGGTAGAGCCCGGTGCCGGTGATGACCAGGCTGGCCCCGTTGGTAAACGTGAGCAGGAACGCGCCCACATCCGCGAGAAATTCGGCCTCCTGGACCTCAACCATTACACCCTGGACCTCAACCATTACGCCTCCTTGACCATCTCACAGGCCAATCGCCGTCCTACCTGAAACACCTTGCCCACCCGGTAGCGGCTGCCATCGCTCTCCCGCAGCACGTCGCCGGTTTTGACCCGGCTGGTCGTGACGAATCGCATGCTGGGGCTGGGAGAGGCGAACTCGCCCGAGAGCCCTGGGGAACGCTCGCCGTACACTCCGCTCACGTTCTCGTTGGTGGCGAGGTTGACGAATGTCAGAATACGCTGTGCCATTCGTTAACTCCTCCTGGGGTGTAGCGTCGCCCACCGGCTCGCTCGGCGTTGCGAATCAACGTGTCGATGAACGCTCCGTTTCGGGTGATGGCTCCGGCGATTGCGTCGGCGCTGCGGTACTCGGCCCCTGTGCCCAGGATGTTTTCCCGGTTCACCCAGTAGGGGTTGGCCTGGATGGCTCTCGCCGCCGCAACGTGGGGCCGGTAGTAGGTGATGTCGGGGTAGATGGGCCAGCCGATGCCAGGGTAGAGTGGCCAGGAGAAATATCCCGGCAGACCGCCCGGAACTGGAGGAAAGTTTTTCGAGGGGTTGTAGGCAGTGGCAATGAGCCAACCCTGCCAGTCGGCGTCCTCGAGGCTGTCCAGCGGCCAGGAAAGGGCTGCGTTGGGCACGTCGCCCGCGAACCGCCGCACCCAGGCCAGCGCCCAGCCCGCGTCGGTTGGGTCCTGCAAAACGAGCTTGGTGGGGTCATAGGTGCGGGGCATAGGTTATCTCGCCTTTTTTGGGGTTCCGCTGGGCTCAGGAACAGGCTCAGGAGCGGGTGGATCAACGTACTGATAGCCCCGCTCGAGGAAATCCGCTACCAGCTCGTCCGGCACCTCGGCGGTGGCCCTCCACGCCCCCTCACCGATTCGCTCGGGAGAGAACTGGAGCCCGGTTTTGCGGTCGTACAGTTGCTCGAACTGGGGGTGAAACAGTTTAGGCATTAGCATCCTCCATAAAAGCGTGGAGCGCTTACAATAGCGCTCCACAGCGGTTACAATAGGTCGCCGATGCGGGCGTGGCACCACTCGGGGCCATGGTCAATGCCCAGCTGCCCGTAGACCTGGCCCTTCTCCGAGCTTCCGCTGATGGCGATGGGCTCGTAGAACAGCCCCTCGGGTTTGCCCGGGACGTTGACATAGACGCCCTGAATCACGTTCGGGTTGATGAACAGAATGTCGGTCTGGGTCATGTCCAGGTCGAGGGCCAGGTTCAGCCGACCAAATGCGGTGTAGACCGTGCGCACCATCACACCGCCCACCATCCGATCCTGGCCCTGGTTGAACTGAGTCGTGTAGAGCGAACTGATGGCGGCCATCTGGTTGGTGTTCATCAGGGCGATCAGGGTGTCGGGCTGAATACCGGCGTTGTCAATCATGCCCTTGTAGGCGTTCTGTAGGATGGTGGTGGTGAGCGCCCGACCCGTTCCGCCGTTGGCGAAGACGTTGGTGGTGATGGCGTTGAAAATCCCCCGGGTGCCCAACGCCGTAGCCGCAGGGTTGGCCGGGTTGGAGTAGGTGCCCCGCAGGAACGAATAGTTGACGTCCTGGGCGATTTTCTCCAAGGCCCGCTCGACCTGGAACGCCCGTGCGGTTTCTACCACGCCCTCGCTGCTACCAACCACACCGGCCAGGCGGTTGCTTGAGGCCATCTTCAGGTAGGAGATGTCCACGGCCTCGTGGAAAATCTGCACCACGTTTTTGCTCTGGCTGGTCTGGAAGGTGTTGGCAGCAGGAGCCGCAGCACCCTCTAAACGACCAGGCTGGCTGGGGGCGGGCAGGTCGTAGTCTACGTTGGTGGGGAACTCGTAGTTGGCTTCCTGTCGCCAACCATTGCCAATCACCACATCGTCGCCCGTCCCGTCGCCCTGAGCGTCGCCCAGGCCACCAATGAGTTTCAGCACGGTGTTGGGGCGTTTTTTGAACAGCCGGAGGACGCCTAAAAAGTTGTTGGTGTTGGCAGTAGTGGTTTGTCCTACAACTTGCGGCATAGATTACTCCCGTTTGAGCGACAGGCGAATGAACTCCCGAACATTGCCCTTTTGAACTGCTTGGGCCAGCTGGGCCTCTTTGTTCGGGGGTCGTCCGACTGCCGGTCGGACCCCGTTTAGCGGGGCAGTAGAGGGTTTAGAGTCGGTGGGGGCGGTGGGGGCATACTCGGGGAAATCTCTCAGCACGGCCTCGACGTTGACGCTGCCGTCGTCGTTGAAATACTCCTCGGTTTTGTCCCCCATGAGGATTAACACCCGCTCGGGGTTCGTCACCTTGCCGGTTAGCTCGGCCTTGCGCTCCGCTCGGATTAGCCGAGCCTCGGCCTCAGCGGCCCGCTTCTCGGCCTCCTGTTTCTCGAGCCGCAGCCGTTCGCCCTCCTCCAATTTGGCCCGGCGTTCGGCCTCGGCCTTCTCGGCCTCGAACTCCCGGCGCGCTTTCTCGCGTTCCCGTTTCAGCCGCTCAGCGACGATGCGATCAACCTCCTCCTGCGACAGCAGTTTAGGCTCTCCCGATTTCCCCTCGGGCAGGGTGGTTGAGGTGGTCGGGGCTTGGCTCTCTTCCCCCGGAGCCGGGGTGGGTTGGAGATTCTCGTCAGGCATAGTGGGCCGACCGCAGTTTTACGCCGTGAGGTCGTCTGGGCGCAGGATTGTCTAGAGTCGGGTAAACTGAGCCCCCTTCAGCACATCCTCGCGAGTGGCGTTGGGGACGTAGATCAGGGCGTGCCCGCAGTTGGCCCACTCGGCGGGGTCGGGCAAACTGTCCCAGTCGTGAGGGCCATCCACACGGGCTCCGGGATTGGGGCCTCCGGGCAGGACGAACGGTTTGTTTGTGGGCAGCGTGGCTCCATTGAGCGCGTCGTGCCAGTGGCGGTGCTCGCCACGGCCGGAGTAGCTGCGAATCCACATCTTGAACGGTGCATTTCCCGCCGCTCCAGCGGCCTCGGCTCCTCCGTGATAGCCCGCCCGCACGGTGATGCCCGCGAGCAGGTTGAGATAGGCCGGAGGCTCGAGGGGGCTCTGACCCCGCCCGAACACTGCGAGGGCTCGAGTCTCCACGGTTCCGGCGAAGGCCTGACTCTGGACGCCCAGCGCCTCGAGCACGTCGCGACCGGGGACGCTGCCGATCGCGAGCCAGCGCGCGTGGGTAGCCCAGGCCATCAGCGCTCCACGGCCCCAGCCCAATTGCACCCACTGCTGTAGGCTCTGGAGGTGGCCCCGAGCCAGCTCGGCCTTGAAACGGGTCAGCAGACGGTCGTAGCCCGTTCGGAGCATCTGCGTAACCAGCGCGTCGAACGTCTGACCCAGATTTGGGATGGTCATGGGCCACCTCCAAACAACCGCTGCACATCCGCCCCGGTGACGGTGCTTTTCGAGGCCAGGAACTGCTCGATCTGCTCGCGGGTGAAGCTGAAAAATTTGGAAATCTCGCCCACGGCCATATCCAGGCTGATGAGGCCCTTCTCGTACAGGGTAATCACCTCGGTGAGCCGGGCGTCGCGGTAGGCCTCGCGATTGACGGTGACCTCGACGGCTACCGGCGGGATGTTCTCGAGCGCGCAGTAGTCGGCGACCAGATCGGTCAGCAGACGGGACAGGATGCGAGCGTAGTCGCTGTAGGCGGTGAGGGCCATCTGGTTGGCCTCGGCGATGGCCTCTCCGCTCAGATTCCGGCCGCTGGTGAGGCGGGCTCGACCGGCGAAACGTCTGCGAATGCGCTCGAGGGTGCGGTCGTGCTGCACCTGCATCTGAGTTAGATCACCCGGAGGCAGCCGTGTGGCGGTGGCGGCAGGGTCGTTGGATTGGAGCACGCCGTTGGGGCCGAGTTGGGAGCCCTCCTCGAATGGTCCGGCCAGCACCAGGAGGCCGTACGCTGCGGCCTCCTCCATCCGGAACAGTTTGACCTGTTTGGTGATCTCATCCCGCAGCAGCGACAGGCCGTTGACAAACTCGCCCACAGGCAGCCCGTTCTCGTCCTGGGCGGCCATGACGTAGCGGGGCAGATACGACAGCGGAGTGGTCTGGGTTGGGGTCAGGGCCAGATTGTAGGGAGCGCTGAGACGCTCCCACTCGTAGAGCTGGCGCAGCTCGAGGTCGTACACCCGCACTCGGTAGGTTTTGCCGTCGGGGTTGGTCGTGCATTGGTAGAGCGCCCAGATGTCCGAGGTGTTGCTGTCCTCGGAGAGCGGTTGGAGATAACCCGAGAGGATGTCCACTCGAGCGGCCGTTTCGGTCGGCTCCCCAGCATCCGGCTCCGACTCGCGATAGGCCACGCCGCCCACGATGCCGCCACAGATCAGTGGGGTAAACGCTTGCCTCGCCAGATTGTGCAGATCGAGCGCCCACAGCCGCTCGTCCACCTGGGGATCGGTTCCGGCCCAACCCACTGTGCCGATAGTGCCCCACAGCCGCTCTTGGTAGATGTCTCGGCCGATTCCTCCGGCCAGTTTGACGTAGCGCTGGAGCGCCTCGATGCCCTCGATGGTCGTCATCGGCGGCAGCAGCGTGGCCCAGTTGAGCGTTGGTTTGTCGGTGGTGGCCCAGTCCAGCGCTTCGGCGTAGGCGTCGAGGCGGCTTTTCACCCCGTCGAGTTGCGCCCGGATGTAGGCATCGTGTAAATCCATATCACCATCCCTGGAGGCGGTGCGTGGCCTCGTTCGAGAGCCGGGGCGTGGAGAGTTGGCCGAAGGCGTAGCTGAGCGCGTCCACGGTGTCGTCGTGGACGCCGTTGGGGAAACTCAGGAGTTCATCCTCAAACTCCCGAGGCAGCGTGGGGCTGTGATAGATCAGGCCCTGTTCGTAGCGGGCCTCGAGCGGCTGGAACCGGGTCAATTTATCACGGTCGGGCCGCACCCCTTTCACCGGCAGCTGGGTGCGGCGCAGCAGCTCCTGCACCACCGCCGCCTGATACTGGACCTGCTCGATGGCGATGGCGGTCGGTTTCCAGCGAGCGGCCATCCCCTCGATGAACTGGAGCACCTGATAAAACCCGGCCTGCACCCGCTGCACATCCCGCACAAAAATGCGGCCCTCAGAATCTCGGGACAGGGCGCACACGGCGGTGTAATCAGCCTCGTCTCGGGCGCTGATGGCCAAATCCACGCCCAGCACCACCGGGAGCGGTACGGCGGGCTCGGCATATCTGAGCCACTCCCGCCGCACCCGGCCCCCCTGGAGGTCCACGAACTCGGCCAGGTATTCCTGGGCGTACACCGTGGCGGGGAGTTCGGCTCGGGCCGCCTCAAGCTCAGCCGGGCTGATGTAGGGATTGCGGTGGGTAGGCATTTGCCAGCGCATCCAGTCCTCGCGGTTTTCGGCCTGGCGAAACAGGTCGTAAAAATCGTTGAGGCCACGGGGTGTGCTGAGGAACCACGCCGAGCCCAGCAGGTCGGTCAGGGTGGGCCGGATGGCCTGCTGCCAGCGCTCCCGCAGTCCCCGCACCATCGCTGCCTCATCGATCACCACCTCGGCGTATTTACGCCCACGCCCAGCGTCGGACTCATCGAGTGTCCAGAAATCCCACGTCCCCCCGCCCAGCAGCTCGAGCCGTTTGGCCGTCCCATCCCGGCGGCGCAGCACCGGAGACAGACGCTGGTTGGCCTCGTGCCAAACCTCGTCCAGCAGTTTGTAGGTCGGCGCAAACCAGCCCACCGGCTCGCCGTGGAGCGCCCTCCGAGCCAGCCGCCGGAGCGCCAGTTTTGTTTTGCCCCACCGCCGCCCCATCACCAGCACGTTGAACCGGCTTGCCGTAGCCAGCACCTCTCGCTGGGCCGGATGGGGCCGGGGCAGATGCACCGTCAGCTCAATCATCGTCCTCCACAATCCGCACCCGGATGTCGCCCGACATCCGCTCGATGAAATCGCCCTGAGCCCTGCCCAACAGCTCCGACGCTTTGAGGCGATGTTGCATATCGGTCTCGGGGTCGTGCATCGTCGCCGTCCAAAATCTCTGGCGCTCGAGGGCTGTGGCGATGGCCGTGCTCCGGGCGTGGGCGGTGAGTTCGGCTAAGCGGGCCTGAATGATAGGTTTTGTTAAGTTTTGGGAACCCACGATCCGGGCGGTGTGTTTGCTGTATCCGGCCTGTATCGCCGCCTGGGTCGCGTTGGGGTTGGCGGCATAGGCCACGCAAAAGGCCTCCTGTTTTGGGCTGAGTTTGGGGGGGGGCTGAGCGCGTTGGGTAGCCATAATCCTCCGTTGGGTCGGGCGGTTTGAATCTCCAATGAAAATCCCCGGCCTCAGCCGGGGATAGGTTGTCCACTCTAGCAAAATGGTACAGAATGCGTCAGATTTTGTCCAGGGCATCCAGTTCGGGCTCCAACCACGCCGCCAGCCACAGCATGGCCTCGGCGTAGGCCATGCCCCGTAGCACCGGGCTGCGGAACGTGCCATCCCGCTGGAGCAGACTCATCGGCAGCGAGCCGGGGCCGGGCGGTCTGGGGGCTACCCGTGCCCAGAAAATCGGATGCACCGTGCTGCCGTCGGGGGCCGTGTAATAGAGCGCTCTGGGCAAATCGTCCTCGAGGGCCAGGAGCCGCTCAAACGCCACCCAGCCACAGGGCAGCCGCACCCTCGAGCGCACCAGCACCGGGACGGGGACACTCCCCGACAGCGACTCGTTTGTCCCTGTCCGATGGCTCAGGTGAGCGGGCTTGGTCTCCAGCGGGATGATTCTGGAGTACGGGCGGCATCGCCGCAGGGCACGATAGTAAGCGTCAGCTCTCGATCGCAGCTCAGGACTCATTTTGCTTCAATCCTCACAGAGGTAACAATCCCACGCGCTTTAGCCGTGGGAGTGTCAAAGCCCTATCTATCCGCTCGTATAACTCGGGATTG